AGCTTTCTCCATAGCCAACTGTTCAGGTGTACCACCATATTGAGAAGTTTGAACACCAAGACGACCTTGAGCCGCTAGGCGGTTCTCTAAGGCTGTACGTTGTCTTTCTTCCTCAGGAGATTGCATTGCTCTAATCTGGTTGTAGACACTCTGAGCCGTAGGTGTTTCTGCTCCCATTTGCTCCATAGCCTGTGACAACAAACCACTACCAAATGCTCCTGCACCTGTGCGTGTCTGAGGAGCTTGGATGCCTCCAAATGCCCCTGTAACGTCCGCTGTCGGGCTAATCGAACCCGCACTACCTGCTAGACCCTGTAAGGATGTTAAGCCTTGAGAAACGCCTGTAGGAGCTTGTAAAGCACGTGTAGCCATTGCTGACTGTAAACCACCTAAACCACCATCAGTAGCTTCAGCAATCTGCTGTTCGCCTAAACCTGCATACAAACCACCAAGCCCACTAGCAAAAGCTCCTGTGTTAGCACCAATCTGAGCACCTGCGCCTGTTAATGCCTGTCCTGCTAATCTGCTAACATCAGTAGTTTGTCCAAGATTATTCAGTCCCTGCTGAGCCTGTCCATACAAACCTGTCTCTATAGGCGATGTAGAAAGAGTTAAACCTCCGTCAGTAGTAATTGTGCCTTGACCTGTTGTAACAGTAAAAGGTTTAAATGTAGCGGTATCTGTAAGCGTACCTTGTAAGTCTGATGAGGCTGTACTAACATCACTTTGAATATCTTCTAAGTTTTGTATAGCTTTGTTAGCTGCTACGTTACCTGTAATAAGCCCTAAAATATCACCGAATGACATTAGTATGTACCTCCATCTAAGGTGTCAATGGTAGCTGTACCTGACACATTTAACGTAGGAACTGTCACAGTACCTGTAAAGGTCGGTGAAGCTGTATTAGCCTTTGTAGCTACTGCTACACTAACAGCGTCAAACTCTGTGTTAATTTCACTACCACGTATAATCTTAGAAGGGTTGCCTGTAGGTAGGTTGTCCTTCACTGCGAAGTTAGTTGTTTTTGTGTAATTACTCATTTTAAATTACTCTGCCTATAATTGCTTGTGCTGTCATTCTTTGAATGGACAAGGGAGCACCGTTAATATTTGCTTCAATACCTATTTGAACCACTTGACCTCCACCAGAAGCATTTACTGTTGGACGGTTAACAAGAATACCTGCGTTGTATTCGCCTATTCCATACTCAGCAATACCATACTCAGCAATAGTCTGTGATTCTAGTGTGAAGATACGCTTCTTATATGAATAACTGTAGTCGTAACCCCAGTTAAGTATAACGTCTGTGTCACTTCCTCCAACTACACTAATCTTTAAATTCTTTAGTAGTTTAAGTTGTGAAGGAACTCCAAAGTCTAAATAGCTTGAGAAGTATGCTAACTGATATACACTACCGCCTGTACCATTAACAGCTACACCGTCTTTATAACCGTCATATTCTGCAACGCCTGTTGCTTTGCCAATATAAACTTTGTTGTCAACTGTATGATACAACGCACATTCAGGATTGATAGTGTCCCACTTAGTAACACGAGCACTGCCGTCTTGTAGTTTAACTCTCATGTCTAGGCAATATGTAATACCACTGCCGCCTATAATTAATAAATAAAAAGCCTCGTCAGGACTGTAAACACTCTTATAACTGTAATTACCTGACTGTACAAGGTCTGTTAATTCATTACGAACATTTTTAGACAGGTCGCCAATAGGAGCTGATTTTTCTTGGATAGTACGGTTAATACTACGAACACCTGTTTCAGATAAAAAGATTAAATCATTACCTGTGTTCTGTATAGTTTTGTGGTTGAGGCATCCAATGTTATTAATAGTATCTGCAAGTTGCATTGTTGCAGGGTCTGATGCACCGCTGTATATTACTATCTGACGTTCACCAAAAATAAATAAGAAGTTGTTGTGAATAGCTAGACCAGTGATTTTATCACCACCTGATTTCCACACCTTTTCTACATTAATACTACCACTTGAGCCTGTGTCCCACTGCATTCCTAATAGCAAGTCACTAAAATAAACTGTTGTGTCTTTAGCAACCCAAAGTCTACCAAAAGCAGATAGTACAATATCGCCTGTAGGTACAGTACCTGAATAGTTAGGGTGTGAATCTACTGTTGCACAAGTAGTCCCATCGTAATACAACGGGTCTTGTCCTTCACGGAACATATACGTAATGTTGTTAAGTGTGTCGTAGTTAAACTCACCGTCACTAACCGTATAGCCGCTAGGTGTAATGTCTGTAAGTGTATCAGTGCCTGTGTAGATGTTAGAGGCTGTAGAGCTTATTAGCTCTGAAGTACCGTCAGAATTAATATGCTCGTGCATAGTTAGTACGGCTTCAGATGTTGTGTTAATAAACCTATAGCCTTTACGAGCACCAACACGACCAAAGCGGTCAATAACACAGTTGTCTGCAATCAAAGCAAACTGTTCTGTTAAGTCTGTAGGTGAGTCCTGTGTATTTAACCCATAGAAAGCAGGAGCTTGTATTGCTACGGACTGTAAAGGTTTAGCCATTGTTATTCCTTATTGAACGTCAAAGACTAACTCGCCACCGTTATTACCTGCATCTAAGGCAATAGCATTTGACAAGTCCTGTTGAGCAATTATCATCTGCTCCATAGCCCCTTGACCACCTGTTTCGCCTCGTTCACGCAAAGCATAAGCAAACGCATATTGAATGATAGGTTGAGTAGGTAGTTGTGTATTGTCTGCATCGGTTGTTAAATGTTGGTCACGTAATACAACGTTAGCCTCTAATACATAAACACCATCAGGTGTAGGGTACAACGTAACTTGTGTATCGTTGTTAGCATCTGTTCCATCGAATGCAAAGTAACGTGGCTTACCTGTTGTATTATCAGGGTCTTTGTAATGTTTGTCTTTAATATAAGCTTTTGTTCGTTGTCTTATCTGTTGTTTATTTGTTACATTGTACAACGACATTAATTCACCACGTATACCAAAATCTGTTAGTGAATATGTTTCTTGGTTTACAGTTGTGGTGATAGTAATGTCTGTTCTTAAAGACGACCAATCCCAAGAAGCTTCTACAAAATTTAAAGCATCATTTACAAAGTCTCCAATTAACTTACTGTATTCACTTTCTTCTACGGTTGTTACTTCGTCTTCTCGTAGTTTTCGTAAAACAGCGTTAACTAAATTTAAATATGTCATCTTTATATCCTTTACTATATAGTAATATTATATCATACTTTTAATTAAATGTCAAGTTTAATTTTGATTTGTTAAAAGCTGATTAGCTAAGGTTTCAATAGTTGTATCATAAATAGGCATACCACCATCATCATACCCTATAATATTACCATATTTTTCTTGTGATTGTAGAAGACTGTCACTAAACAGACTTGGCATTTCTAAATCTGGAGTTTCTACACTTTCAACTATATCACCTAAATACTGAAAAGCCTGTTCAGCAGGTTCTTCTGTAAGATTACGCACAGTGTCTTCAAACTCGTTGAGTTGTTCTTTAGTAACAGGAATAGCACGTATAACTGTGTCTGCCGTATCGATAGCATTCTGACCTACTTGTTTTACAGTCTCTACAGTGTCGTTAAACGCTTGCTCTATAACCTCTCGTTGAGGTTCTATAGTTTGCCACCAGTTTTCAAAAGGGTCTTCAATGTTTTCATGCCACCAGTCCTCAACGGCTTTTAAGTAATCAGGAGATTTGCTATCGGATTCTGGTAAGTTCTTAATAAAAGACTCTAAACCCTTGCCTAATATTTCTTCACGATTGCCGCCTTCTAAGGCTTCTACAGCAAGACTACTAAGTGTCTTTGTTAATGTATCATCAAACCCTGTAGTGTCTAAATTAAATGTCTTTCTAATACTATCTTCAGTGGCTACTGTTTCAATCAATGCGTTGTTAACTGCCGCTTGCACAACATCACCTACATCGCCACCTTTGATAGCTGTATCTGCGGCTTTAATAACAGTAGATGTTGCTGTATCGAGATAATTATCAGAAACACCTGCATTAGTTAAGTTATCTTTGACAATATTGGAAACAGAAGGACTACCCGCTAAAGACAAGCCAAGGTCTACAGCTTTTAAAATTTCTTTGTCTTCAACCGCTTCAACAACGTCAATACCTGTTTGAACATTATTAATAACTTCAACAGTAGCCATCATTTCATTGGCTTTTTGTGTAGCTGATGCAACCTGAGTAGCCGCTATAGCTCTTTCACCTGCATTACCTGTTTCAGCAATATTCTGTAAATTATTAGCAACTTCTTGAGCAGTTTCTGCCGCTTCTGTATAAGCCTCAGCACCCGCTGAAAAGCCTGAAAGAGCCGCTTGTGTCCAGTCTATATCGCCTGTTAGAGCCTGTTGCACGCCTGCATTAACCACAGCGTTCGCAACACCAGTACCTACAGCACTACCTCCAACACCTAAACCACCTGCTAAAGCACCTCCCAAGCCTGCTGTAGCTACACCCATAACACCTGCTTGAATTAACGCAGGGACAGCCTGCTCTAACACTGAGGGTGTGTTGTCGTAGTAGTCGTATTGACCTGTCTGTGGGTTGTAGTTATATCCACGGTATTGGTCTTGCTCGTATCTTCCTTGCAGCCCTAACTCGGCTAAACGGTTAGCAGTGCCTTGGTCTTGGAACTGACGTAAATCAGCCTCACCTCCAGACTGAATGTTTGAGCGCAGCATACCGCCTAGTTCTGTTTCGACAAAACGAGGAGTACCACCACGAGCCTGTTCAACCTCAAGGTCTTCACCTACGCCAAACACAACACCTTGTCTTTCTCTGTCAGAAGCTCTTTGAGCTAAGTCAGACTGAACAAAAGCATCACTAACACTAAAAGGGTCTCCTGCTAAACGACTTTTTTCTAAAATAGAAATCATATCAGCAGGCGCAGTAACAGCAATAGTCCCTGCACCTTCAAGTATTTCTACTTCAGGAGTGGGTGTTTTGTCACTAACTACGTCCACAGGGTCTGACACTGTTTTTGTTTTAGGAGCAGGAGCACTTATATTACTAAAGTTAAACTCAGAAGGCTCGAATGCAAACGCACTGCTACCTAGAAAACCACTAGGATTAAAATTGAATAAACTCACTTATATCACCACTTAACCTTATCAGCCCAATAAGCCGCAGACATTTTACCTTTGGCTATGTTCTTAGCATGACGAGCTTTAAAACTCTTCTTACGAGCCTTCTCACTAGCTGTCTTAGGAGACTTACCTGCTCCTGATACGCCTTGTTGACCAAAGCGAATAGTCTTAACTTTATCGCCCTCTTTAGCCACAACAACATGAGACTTCGTAGGATGGTTAGGCGTACGTTTAGGCTT